ACATATTTTAAAAAAACTGTCAGAGGAGGAATCTGACAGGAAAGAAAATGAGTCTGTTAGTAATTCAGTGAGAGCCTGCTTTAAAGCTTCTTTTAAGAAAGTGTTATTAAGCTCGATAGAACTTTTTACACGAAGCCAACTATATTCATCTGCAAAAGCAGAAGGATATAATTCACATTCAATTTTGGAGGACCAATTGGAAAAGGCAGAATCAAATGCTGAATCTACAACAGAATTAATAGTCTCTTTGTTCATAAAGATCTCCTTTCATGAATTACTCAACTCCGGCCAGAGCCTGTACTTAAAGAATAGGAGTGACAAGAACAAAAGTCAATACAAAGCGAGGTGAGAGAAATGAATATCTGTGAAGCAGCTAAAAAAGCATTAGAAGAAGGAAAATGTATAAGAGAAAGACCGTACAACGTAAAGATAAAGCTCGCGAATGGCACTCCAGGAACAATGATGAGATTAGATGGTTGCCATCCGGTGAAGGGATGGCAACCAACGGTCAGAGAATTGATTTCCGATTCGTGGGAAGTTATGGAATAAATTAAGCAAGAAAAGGAAGCATGTAAGAGATGAAAATTAAGAGGAAAAGAGAAATGACAAGGCAGGAGTACCGGGAAAGTTTTGAAAGAATAGGAAAGCTTGGAACTCCGGAAGAAGCGAGAGCATTTCACAGGGAAATGCGGAAGTACAAGAATGGACCAAGACTTCCGCTGTTTATGAGATATCCGGATTTTCCAATGCAAATAAGTATTGTCGCACTTGTGATAGCGATACTTGAACTAATGTATGTTGCGATTACTGTCATATTTTAATTAACAACGCAACGATAGAAACAATGAGCGAATCAAAGTATAGGAGTGAAACGTAGATAAAGTCAACAAGAACAAAGAGGTGGGAGAAAATGAAAGCTGAATTGGTAAATGTAATAAGAACGGATACTACGGAAGGAATTGGAACAGAAGAAAGTCCGGTACGTACAATACGAAGATACTGGACTTTGGATGGAAAGTTAATCTCAGAGAAAGTTTTATTACAACAGAAAGAATAAAAAGTCGAAACGGTCAGCAATGGCCGTCTGCCGGGAACGACCATCCGGCACTGATGATGGCAGGTCAAATGAGAAGATAAAGATTAAAACCATATTAATAAGAAGAAAGGAGAAAATCATATGGCAGCAGTACAGGAAGAAAAAAGAAATGTAAGCAACCAGATCGAAGACGTAAAAGAGATGATTCCGATGTTAAAGGAACTCTCTGACGATGAAAAGATCTACATTAAAGGAATGCTGGCCGGATTCCAGACCATGCGACAGCTTGGAATTAAGACAGCATAAGGAGGGATGAAAGATGTATGCAAACAAAAAGAACCTTGCTGCACTGTTTGGTGTAACAACACAGACAGTGCAGCGGAGAGTAAAAGGCATTGAGAAGCTGATTGGGGATCGCTACAACCAGTATGCGATCCTGGACAATCTAGTGAGTGTGGCCGTGTATGCAGACTATGAAAAATATCATAAGTGCCTGGAGGACAAGCTCACTAAAAAATATGTTCCGCCATTCGATATGAAGGAAGCAGGAGCATACATATTCGTGGATATGGAGAAAGGAGCGTGTGTGCTGTGAGAAAAAGTGTGAGTATACAGCCAAGAAAAGTAACCGACAGAGGCGGATGGTTGTGTATGCCTTTGGTGGTCCATACACCGGAAGGAAAACCGGGATGGGAAAAGATACATTGTCCGGTGTGTGGAGAACTGTGCTGGAAACGACCAACAGACGCAGGAGTAATTGAGAAAAGTAGGTTAGAAGGAGCAGTGTGCACATCATGTGCGCTAAAGAAAGGAGCGGGGCAACTGTGAGAATGAGAGTGAGAGAAATTATCAAGATGCATTTGGATTCCGGGATGATAAGACTGGATACACCGGTTATTATTATGGATCTGCCTGCAGGTAAAAAAATCGAAGCAGGTGTTATGGATCCAAAAGTCATGGAGTATATGGATCGGGAGGCCGGAGGATGTAAATGGAATAACAGAACCGGTCTCTGTATTACGATCAAAGGAAAAGAGAATGTGCCGGAGGGTGTAGAGCTGGATCAAGAAGAACAATGGGATACCGTAGATCTTCTGATGGAACTGGTTGCAAAATCTCAGATGCAGCAGACGTTGTTCGATGTATTGAAAGCACTGGATGAATGGGAATATCCATATGAGAGCGTAACGGCAGCGAAAGGAAAACTTAGGGTTGCAGTGAATTTGTTGGGAAATGATATGGAGGATATCCAGCTACTGTTGTACTGCAGACTGGAAGGACCATTAGGTATAGTTTTTAAATAAAAGAAGAGCGTACAGAAAACTGGGTGAAGTTTAGCTGTACGCACACGATGCATTGATAATCCCGAAAAACTCTCACAACCATGAGTTCAAAGTCAATAACATCTATATAAATTATAGAACAGACTTCCAGGAAAGTCAATGCATCGAACATGGATGGAGCAGCTGCATTTTGCGGATGCTTTGCAGGGAAAAACGGTGGTGAAAAGCCACCGTTGAGAACTTGATAAAGATATTAAATTAAGGACCATAACATGATAAAAAGACAAACATATAAGCTGCAGAAAGGGAACGTCTTACTGGTGCAGGAATATCATGATGGGAGATATGGTGCAAAGGGAATAAACCGGATCAAGAGAAGAAAAGCAACGAAAGAAGATATGGCCCGGGTAAATAAATGGAACAAAGAGAAAAGATGCCAGATAAGATTGCTGGAGTATTTCAAGACATCAGACCTCATGATCAGTTGGACGTATAAGGTAGAAGATAGACCACTGACTATGGGAGCAGCGTTGAGAGATTTTGGGAAAGCTATCCGGAAGGTAAGAAGAGAGTACAAAAAAAGAGGGTATGAATTGTTCTGGATTAGGAATATCGAAAAAGGGACAAAGGGAGCATGGCATATCCACTTGATAGTAAATGATATCGGAGATTCGGCGAGTATAGTACAAAAGGCATGGGATCACGGAGGTACTTGGATAACAACCATCAAGGATAGCAAGTGTTACGGAGAAGATATGCTCGAATTAGCCTGCTACATAACGAAAGATGAAAATACAGTGGAAAAGAAAAAGGATGGAACAACATCCAAACCGAGAATTGCAGAATCAAGCTATAACACATCTAAAAACATGCCACTACCAAAACCACATCCGGACAAGCTCTATCGGTGGAAGAAAGAGATAAAGCCGAAGAAAGGATACTACATAGCACGGATGTGGGAAGGAATAAACCCGAAGACGGGATACAAATACAGAAGATACACAATGATTAAGCTGGACAGGAGGATTTAAAAGATGGGAATGACAGTGAGACAGATGACGAAATATTTGAGCGAATATCCAGATGATGCCGGGATTGGCACAATGGTAGTAGATACAAAGAACCGGAAGAAATACGAGATAAAAGACGGAAACTGGCTTGATATGTTTTCCTATCCGGTACTGGTGCTGGATGTAGGAGAAGCATGCGATATGGATAAAGTTGAAAAAGCAGTGGCATGTGAATGCGAAGAGCCGGAGATAGTGTGGAACAACTCACGCAGTGTTAGTTGGAAATGCAAAAACTGTGGAGGAAGAAAAACAATAGCAAAAGTCAATGACTATAAGGAACGCATGAGGTACTGCCAGAGATGTGGACAGAGATTCAACTGGGAAGGGGTAGAACTGGATGAAGCTTAAAAACATGAGAAGAAGTGAAGATACAGAACAGATCCACGTATGCAACTGGGCGATGTGGAATGAAAACCGGTATCCGGAATTAAAATGGCTGCATCATACACCGAACGGTGGCAGCAGGAACAAGGCAGAAGCGGTAAAGCTTAAGAGCATGGGAGTTAAGTCCGGTGTAGCAGATCTGCATCTGCCATACGCAAAAGGTGTCTACATTGGCCTGTACATCGAGATGAAGTATGACAAAGGAAGACTGCAGGACAGCCAAGTGGATTTTTTGCGCGATATGGCAAGAAATGGACATTATGTGGCTACCTGCTACACAGCAGACGATGCCATTAAGGTGCTGGAAGAGTATCTAACGCTCGGAAATTTGATGGAAATGACAGAGGATAACGATAGTGTATGGAAAGCCGGGAAAGTTACAGGGCTGAAGCGTAGGGAAAAGAAAATATGGATGGACGAGAACGAAAGAGCATAGAAGAATTCTATGAGGTCTATAACCTTGCGAAAAGAGGAAAAGAACTAAGAGTGCATACCAGATTCACAGCACAGGAAGGCTACATAAAGATCTATGAGGGAATTGGACTGAAGAAAAAGCAGATCGTAAAAGCTGAGACAGAGGATGGAAACTGGGCAGAGTGCTACAGGAGAGCGACAGAGGCTCTTCTGAATTGGGAAATGAGTAGAAAGCAGGAGGCAAAAGCATCATGAAGATAATAGCGGTAATGAACCAGAAAGGCGGAATTGGAAAGACTATGACAGCTGCATCAATATCCTATCTGCTGGCAGCAGAACAGGAAAAGAGAGTGCTGGTAGTAGATGCCGATCAGCAGGGGAATATATCCATGCTGTATGAAAGATATGATCCGGAAGGCAGAGGAATGCCGGATCTGTTGGAAAACCATCAGAAAACAGGTGGGGTATATACGACACAGGAACTGATACAGGAAACACCATACACCGGGATAGATATTATCCCGGCGAATGGATACCTGATGCGCACGAATATGCAGCTGTTAATGACGGAGCAGAGCGACCAGATCATGAGATTCCGGAAAGCAATGGAAGAAATAGAGAATAACTATGACTACTGCATCGTAGATTGTGGACTGCTTATGGATATGACGATCACGAATGTGATGGTGGCAGCAGATCTTGTGATCGCACCGGTTAAGATTGGCGGATTTGAGATTGAGGCAGTGGATAATACGGAGGAACAGCTGGACACGATCAGAAATATTAATCCGGGAATCCGGATGAAAGTATTAATGACTATGAGACAGAAAAACCAGACTACTCTGCAGGTGGAACAGTGGTTGAGAGAGAACTCCGGCCATGAATGCTATGAAACAGCGGTAAGGAGATCTGTTATAGCTGAGAAATCCACGATGGAACGGGTACCGTTACCAGTATTCTCCAAGAACTGCATTGTGACAAAAGACTATAGAGCAGTTACAGAAGAACTGATCAGAGACATGGAGGGGTAACAGTGAATAGAAGACAAGCAAAAAAAATATACAAGAAGCTACACGGACATAATCCACCGAAAGGAAAAATACCGGCCGTACTTTTAAGAAATCCCAATAAAATTCAAAAGAGGTCTGAAAATAATATGATAAATGAGTGTGTAGGGATGAGAGCGTGGAGAAAAAGTTTAAGGGAAATAAGCAGTCAGATAAATGGACTGATAGAAGGAATAAAGGGAAAAGGCGATCCAGTGATCATAACCACAAGAAGATTATCGGAGAATCGGAAAAAGAACAAGGGAACTGCCTGGAGAAGAGCAAGGAGGAATAGATAGATGGCTACGGGATGGAATGTAATGGACGCTCTTAACAATAAGACGAAGGCGGCAGCAGTTGACAATAAACCGAAAGCAAGATTCCGGACAAAGGATATTAATATAGATCAGCTCTACAGTAACGACAAGAATTTTTATTCGATTCCGGACATTGAACAGCTGGCACAGGACATTTTTGCAGTAGGTTTGCTGGAGAATCTGACGGTGGTACATGATCCATGTGATCGTGGAGAATACCGGATTATAGCAGGAGAGCGGAGATGGAGGGCATTGACATTGCTTGTAGAGCAAGGACATGAAGAATTCGCAGTAGCGTCCTGTCAGATAAAGACTCCGGCAGAAGAGAACGAAGAGATGATCCAGCTGATCATAGCGAATACATACCGGAATAAAACAACGGCAGATATCTTGGAAGAGCAAAAGAAGCTGGAAGAGACATTAAAGCACATGAAAGAACAGGGATTAACTCTGAATGGATATAAGCTGGATAGCGGACGCTTAAGAGATGTTATAGCGGACATGATGCAGGTATCGTCCACAAAGATTGCTCAGATTGAATCTATTAACAAGAAATTGATTCCGGAATTCACAGAGGAATTAAAGAACGGGGGATTAACATTCTCGGCTGCATACGAGATCAGTAAGATGTCTGAGGACATACAGGAGGATATGCTGGAGCACCACCGGGAAAAAGGATTGACATACAAAGATGTGAAAGAATATGCCGAAGAGCAGAAAAAAGCAGAAGAAGAACAAATTGATGGACAGCTGAGCATCGAAGATGTGAATACCGGTGCGTGTCAGAATCTGACACCGGAAGAAAATTCTGATCAGAGTGAAAAAGAGAAAGAATATGAGGAAACGGAAGAAAAAGAAACAACGGAAGAGATTAAAACGCATGACACCACTACAGTATCTGATGTGGAAGAAACAGGACAGGAAATAGAACAGAATTATCCAGCAAAATGCATTACTGGAAAAAGTAAGAGCGGGATATGTGGAGCAGCTGCTTACTGTTCAGAGAACTATAGTTGTTGTGCGGAATGTGATCAGAATTGCAACAGCAGGTGCGGATGGATTGATGATGGGTGCGACGTCGCACAAGATGAACAACAGCCGATAGTTAAGAGAGCGACTGATTGTCCTCCGGATCAGAACAGTTGTCTAAGGCAGAATTGGGGGACATCTCGTGAAGATCAGCATGAAGGGCAGAAAGAATGCGCAAAATGTTGGAATCGTTATAAGAGCTTGCATAAACAGGAGGAGACAGAAATTCCCGAAGAGAAAAAAATGAAAGCTCAGGAGGATATCACAGAAAAAGAAGATGCAAAACCGGAGTTATGCGAAGAAATATCTGAGAAAACAAATCTTGATATTGCTAAAGAAGAAAACGAAAAATACAGAAGATACTTAGAGATGGCCAAAGAGGGATTTGGTTCTAATGACATCAGGATACGGACATATAAAGTATTAATTGCAGCACTGGCCGGATATATTCACAATCTGGATACGGTGATGAATCCACCAGAAGAACCGGAGCAGCCGGAACTTCCAAAGTTTAAGAACAATGATCAGCGAAAAGAGTGGTTAAGGAACTATAAAGACTGGGGATTATGGTACAAAGATCGGAATATTGATGTGAACTACTACAAATACGATTTCGCTGATGGTAGCAGGCTTGTAGTTGCGGAGTATTTGGATCGTATAAATGCTTGGAATGGTAGAGAGAAAGAGGATGAGCATTATTTCCACCTACTAGAAAAAAATAAAAAATCGTATGCAATTGGAAAGCCATATGATAAGCAATACATGAATTCTACAGACAGTGAGACGTATCTGGTCGAGTTCTTAAAGAACTTACAGAAGAATGCGTGATATCCATGAGAATTAAAAACGTAGATCCGAAAGGTTGGTACGACATTCCAGGATATGACGGATTGTACCAGATCAATTACTGGGGGAACGTCCGAAAGAGATTGAAGTACGGGTGCTATAAACAACTGCACCCGTATGTAAAGAAAAGTAGAAAAGGAAAACGGTTCATTAAGCTCTGTGGAAAAGAATGGGTAGTTATGAGCCTGATGCGAATCACATTTATCGGAGATCTTCCGGAAGGATATGTAACTTATCATAAAAACGGAATTAAAACCGATGATGTACTAAGTAACATTGGAGTAACGACCAGAAGTGAATTATCCAAAAAAACAAGCCAGCTGACTGGAAGAGCATTCAAGGTAGCAAAAATAAACCGGGATGGTGAAATTGTAGCATTCTATAAATCGGCAAGAGAAGCAGGAAGAGAGAATCATATGTGTTATCAAACAGTCTTGGATTACATAAATGGAAAGATGAAAGGTATCTATGCACCAGATGGATATGTATACTGCAAAGATACGGACGATGAGATAACGAAGCTGATCAGAAAGATAGAACAGAAAAACACAGAGGAATGCGGTGTGAATTTTATAAAAGCACCGAAAGTTGTATTTGACTTTTAGGAGGATGAAAATGCACATAACAGTAAAACAGGGGATTGATAACTGCTATCTAGTACACCAATATGAACATCCAGGATATGAAGAGGATAGATGCGCCGGATTACGAACAGGAAACGGCGAAGGAGAACCGATAGATAAATGTAAAGAATGTGCTCTGTATTATGGAAACAGAGAAATATAGGAGGTACTGAGAAATGAAATGGTGCAATGTAATGAACATGTGGTGTTCCGACATGGATAAAGATGATTGCGACAACGCAATGTGCGATGGAGACTGTGATGATTGTGAAGAATGCGAGGAAATCAATCGATGCTGACACTAACAATAAAAAGAAAGTGGTTCAACATGATTCTTTCTGGAGAAAAGAAAGAAGAATATAGAGATATTAAAGATTATTACAAAAGCAGATTTTCTAAAGTGCTTGGAATGGATCCGAACTGGCTCACTGATTTTGCACTTCAAAAGAGTTCACAATTTGAAGTAAAGTTCAATAATGGATATTCCAAAGACTGCCCATCTTTCATAGCTGACTGCTCATTGTCGGTGGGTGAAGGAAAAGAAGAGTGGGGAGCGGAAAAAGGAAAATGTTATTACATACTCCACATAAAGAAGATTCGATGGAAAAGTACGGATAATTCAGGAGGATATTTAGATGAGATTGATTGATGCAGATGCAGAAATAAAGAAGATTGAAGAAGAAATAAAACGATCGTACAAAGCCATTGACCGCTGGAGATCAGGAGGAATGACTGGCAGCAGTCTATATGACATAGACGAAAAGGTACGAAGAATTAAGAGAAACATAGAAGATTGCAGAATAGAAATCAAAATGCTGAAAAGCTACACTACAGCATACGATCCGGAAGCAATTGTAAAGAAACTGGAAGACAAGATAGAATATGCCGGAAGATTAATGGTAGAAAAACCGGCGGATAAGCTTGATGAAATTGCCAATGATACAGCAGAAGATTACATACAAGCATATATAGAGGCAATAGAGGTTGTACGGGAAGAATATTACCTGGAACAGAAAAAGATCCCATCCAAGCGAGCAGAATTCCTAACAAAGAGAATGAACCTTCCGGCCAGAAGAGGAGATGGAATGAGATAATGAGAACACTGGAAGAATTAGAGAAAGAAGAAAAAGACCGTCAGGAATTAATTGAAGCAACAAATAAACTCAAAAGAGAATTGAAAAGGACGTGGCTGTGTAAGATAATGATTCGACTGCTGGATTGGCTGGCAGAGAAAATATAAGAATAAATAAGCTTGTACCGCTGGCATTGTATCACAGCAACCAGTCAACATAGATTTCCTCCGGCACCGGCCGGAGGGGAAAGGAGCAACCGTGATAAAAAAGTTGAGAATCCGGAAAAGCGGACAAATATAGACAGACATCTGTGTAAAAGCTGTATTTACAGAGGGAGCAGAGTCGGACTAGGAAGATGTAATTATATAGCGGTTGAAGGGCATAGCAGAGGTATGCCGGCAGCAGAATGCACAGTATATGTGAAAGGAAGAAAGAGGAAAGCATTATGGTAAGACAGATAACAGGCAAAAACGAACTGAAGAAAAACGGATCTGGTTATAGTGATCCGACAGCATATAAAGCAATTATGAATGTGGGGGGGGCAACAGTAATGAATACATATCATGGAGACATTTTTTACATAGCGAATGATGGAAGAGCCGGAGAAACACCGGCGATTATAGTATCACCGGACACATGGCTTGAACAAGATCCGGAATTTGTGCAGGCAGTATTAATGACAACAAAAGAAAATGAACAACTTCTGACACATGTTGAGGTGATGTGTCGAGTACCATCTATAGCACTGTGTGAACGTATATTCAAGGTGGATACAGACAGAATCGGAGAATATATTAGATCATGCACAGAGGAAGAAATTCAAAAAGTTGATGAAGCTATTATGCTGACACTTGGCATTACGGAGAATAATAATACTGCTGATCAGGAGAAGATTAAACAGCTGGAGAAGCAACTGGCAAAGGAAAAAGAAACATCCGATAGAATTCTTGCGAAGTTCAGAGAAGAGACAGAAAGATACAATGAACTGGAGCGTGAGAAAGGATATGGGAATGATAAAGAGTATATCAGAGCGATAGCTGAGAGGGATGTGTACAAGAGTATGTACATGGATCTGCTTGAAAGGAAAATGAATGGATAAGACAGTAATATTTATTGTTATCGTAATAATTTGTGTGCTGTGTACAGTTTGGAGCGCATGTGTAATGGCAGCACGTGCGGATGAGCAGCTGCGTGAGATTACGTATGACAAGAAAGAGCCGGAAGAAAAAGAGGAAGATATGACGAAACAAAGAACATGCAAACGGTGTGGGATGCCGACGGGAGCAACGTATTACAAGATAAATATAAATGCTGAATGTGACAGAGCAGGAGCGACTACAGAGCAATTCTGCTATAACCTGTCGAAGACTTTAACACAAGCGAATAGTCCGGAGGATGTGTACTGCAGGAGCTGTGTAGATAAAATTGAAAATTATATGAAAATGGATATAGGAAAGATAATGAACGAGAGTGTGATCCGGACAAGACCACCAGTAGAGAAACCACCGAAGAAAGAAAAATGATATGAGGACAAGCAAGATAGAAAGAAGAATAGGCCGAAGCAACTGTGATATGCTGGCAAGCAAGAAACCGGATGCAAAGGCGAGTGAGGAGTTTCATCAAGTACCTTATGCGATAAGAAAGAGAATGAAGAAAGAAGGAGAGTCCGATGGAAAGAAACGATGAAGAAAAGATTATTAAAAAAAGATATCTGAGAAGCTATCGTGCACATGTACATAGGCGGGAAAGATTAGAAGAACAGCTGGTAGAGCTGCAGGCTATGAAGTTGTATCCATCTATGAAAAACAATGATGGAATGCCACATGGGAGCAGTGTGGATAGAGATCTGTCTGGATATGTAGCGGAAAAAGAACGCCTGGAAAAGGAAATAGAAAAAGAAAAAACGAAAAGTGTAAGATCTTATGTAGAGATCATGGAATGTATAAATAAGCTGCAGAGAGAACGGGAAAGAGACGTGCTGTACTATCGATACATAAAAGAGATGGGATGGTGGGATGTGACGAAAAGAGTAGGGTATAGCCAGCGGGAAGTGTACCGGACACACAGCATCGCATTAAGAAAACTGGAGATTCCTGAAAGTTGGCAGTAAATGTCAGTGAATGGCAGTTGTGAATGTGTTACAGTAATATTGTCCTTGATGCGAGGATATACATGAACAATCATTTCGCGAGGCTCTTGTAGCTGAGATGGCAGCAGTCCAACTGACCGGGATTGCTGCCATCTTTCTGAATGACATATGACAGACAAAGAAGCAAAACATTTTTACAACTCTAAGGAGTGGAAAGAAAAAAGAATAGATATTCTGATAAGAGATCGTAACGAATGCCAAGACTGCATAGTCCGAATAAGGAAAGCAGTAGAGGAAGGTATACGATTAACACCAGAGGATAGGAAGGTAAGAAGAGCAACAGAAGTACATCATATCCAGGAACTGAAAGAACATCCGGAACTTGCATTGGATGATGACAACCTGATCGGTCTGTGTCATACGTGCCATGATATACGGCATAACAGACACACACTTGTAAGAAGAAAGAGGAAGAAGAGACTGACAGAAGAAAGATGGTAGCTACATGAGAGTAGGCATAGCTTAGGAGGTGACAAGCGGGCGGTGCAAGCCGTCGCATGTGTGGTTCGAGTCCACAGCTGCTCTCAATTTTTTTATAACACCCCCGGGTAAATTCTCAGCGAATTTTTTGCGGGTGGAGAACGGGGATGTGGCCATGACTCTGGAGAAAAATGAAAATCTCGCGTGAAAAAGGGTAAGGGTATCAGATTTTTAAATTTACTTTAAGAAGAAATTTTTTTGACACGGGCATAAAACCCGTGTTTTTTAGCAAAAAAAGTTACGAAAAAGGCATGATTTGAGCGAAAAGAGGTGAGCAAATTGACACAAAAAGACGTAAAAATGTCGTTGATCAGACAGTTGGAACTACGTGGAATGAGTGCAGAATTCTACATGGATCTAGTGAATGATTATATATATTACTGGTCACTGAAAAAGAAACTCATAGCAGATATTAAGAGCAAAGGGTTGAGATACGAGACTGTGAACGGGAATGGAATGACGGTGGAAAAAGCGAATGAAAGCGTTGTCAATTTGCAGAAAACTACGGCCACTATGTTGAAGATCCTGGCAGATCTGAAGTTAAAAGAGCCGGTACCAGAGCCGGAGAACCCTACAGATGGTTATCTGTAAAGAGATTGATAATTATCTCAAATATGCCGAAGAACATCCGAACTGGATAAATAAAAAAAGAAAATTACTCTTTGAAAACATCGTAAAGCCGTTGATGAAGCGGGACGATGTTTTTTTTGATGAAAAAACATATAGGAATTGTATTAAGTATTGTGAAAGCAATTATTACAAATTATTTCCGTTTCAAAAGTTCATTTATGCATTTGCATTTATGTACAAAGATGACATTCCGGTTTTCCCCACGTTTTTCATAAAAGAGGGACGTGGAAATGGAAAAGATGGTTTCATCATACCGCTGGTGAATTTTTTTCAGACTCCACTATACGGAGTAATGAATTATCACGTAGAAATCGTAGCGAATTCGGAAGACCAGGTAAAAGATACGTTCAAAGTAGCGTATGACATGCTGCATGATAACCCTAAGTTTAAAGGCAAGTTCTCGGTCACAAAGGAGCTGATCTCAAACCTTGTAACCGGTGCAGAAATGAAATATAACACATCCAATGCAAAAACAAAGGATGGAAAAAGAACCGGTTGCCTGGTGCTCAATGAGATACACGCATATGAAAATTATGATCAGATCAATGTATTTGAATCATCGTTCGGTAAAGTTAGGCATTCACGGGAATTCATAATCACGACAGACGGATATGTCAGAGACGGTCCTCTGGATGAAATATCCGCAATGTGTATGGAAATTCTTGAAACGGGAGAAAACCCGCTGGGGTATTTTCCATTCATATGTGAGATAGACGATCTGAAAGAAGCAGAGAATCCAGATGCATGGCATAAAGCAAATCCATCACTGGAATTTCTGCCAATTCTGGCAAACCGCATTATGCATGATTATCTGGAACAGAAAAAGATTCCATCCAAGCGAGCAGAATTCCTGACAAAGAGAATGAACCTTCCGGCCAGAAGAGAAGAAGAAACGGTCACGACGTGGCAGAACATTCTACGGGCATGTTACGAAGGAGAGACAAGGGAAGAACTGGAAAAGAAAATTCCAAGGAACACTAAGAACACGAAAGGACAGTTGGCGATAATCGGAATTGACTATGCGGACGTGCGGGACTTCGCAAGCGCAGGGATCCTGACAAAGGACTATGAAACTGGAGAATACATTTGGAGACAGCATACGTGGATCTGTGAAGATTCTCCGTTCCTGAGTTCTATCAAGTTCCCGATTATGCAGAATATGGGACAACCGGAGTTCGAGGATTACGAAGTAGTACCAGGACCAGTCATAGACGTGAATACTATAGTAGCGTGGTGCTTAGACAAGATGCAGGATTATGAGGTTAAGAAAATTACAATGGATACGTACAGATACAATCTGTTCAAAATGGCATTCGAAGCCGTGGGATTGACAGTTGAAGATAAGAAAAATAAAGACGGAATAGTAAGGCTTGTGAGAAAGATTACATCTGCAACGGGAATTATTGCACCGGCGATCCAGGCGTTATTCAGTCAGCACCTGATTAATTATGGACCGTCTTCCATAATGCGCTGGTACACAAATAATACGAGCGTCACAGAGGATAAATATGGTAACAAGACATTCGGAAAGATAGAACCGAAGTTGAGGAAAAACGACGGATTCATGGCTTTTGATGTGGCCATGTTTAGCAAAGATGAGATAGAAATGCAGGTAATCTACATTTAGTAGGAGGAACGATGTTTGATTTTTTATTCCAGGACAAAAATAACGGATTACAATCGCTTGCGGAAACGATAACGATTGAGCTTAAAAAACTAAATATAGCGAAGCTGGCGGTGGAAAAAGCGGAAACCATGATAGCAAAAGCTATAGCAAAGTCGGATATTCTGATCCAGACACAGAGCGAAGATAAAAGAAAATATGAGTACAGACTTAATGTGCAGCCGAATGATAATGAGAATGGGACGTACTTCTGGACAAAAGTTGTAAAAAAGCTTTTAAGAGAAGGGGAGGTTGTGATAATCCGGATTGGAGAGAAATATTACCGGGCGCAGAGCTTCCAGGAATCGGATAACGTAATGACTGGAAGACTGTATAGTAACATAACGATTGAAGCAGCGGAAAAACAATATTCCCTGTTTAAAACATTTTTGTCAGGAGATGTAATTCATTTAAGATACGACAACTCGAAGATAAGAGTGCTCTTGAACTCTGTGCTATCACAGTACGAAACAACAGCAAATTCTGTTAATGCAATGATGCAGATTGCAAATACACCAAAATTCAAATTAAAAGTACCAGGACAGCTTAATCTTGTACGAAGAGGAAAAGACGGAGAAAGTGATAAAAAGATCACGAAAGAAGAATATACAGAAGAATTAAAGAAACTATTGGAATCAGAGAGCCTTGCTATCATTACGGAATCAAACGGAATTACACTGGAGCAGCTTGGTATACAGACAGCGACAAAAGCTGAAGAACTCGTAAAAATCAAAGAGGAAATTAATAATGCAACAGCAGAAGCTTATGACATTCCCCAAGCAGTATTTAACGGGAACATTACGGAGAAAAGTGATGCTACAAATGAGTTCATCACGTATGCAGTCGGATCGGTTGCAGAAGTTATAAACGATGAATTGACAGCAAAACTTGTAGGTGCGGAAGACTATGCAGGCAAGAATGAACGGGTGATGGTATGGCTTGCAAGATTCAAGCACGTGGATGTGGTAGACAGTGCGAATAACCTGGATAAACTGAGATCTAATGGATGGAATTTTGACGAAATCCGGGAGATGGTGGGATATCCGGTACTAAATACACCGTTCAGTCAGGCAAGAGCACTGACGAAAAACTACACTACAGGAGAGGAGGACAATTCGAATGCAGAAACCAGTTAACACAGCTTAGGGAGGTGATCCAATTATCTCGGAGTTATCCGTTAAATAACAAATAAAAAGAAAGGATAAGACTATGGAACAGAAAAATATTGTGTACAGATTCCAGCAAATTGATAATGTACATGAAATTTTCATCTTTGATGAAATTAGAAAAACAGGTCCGTTCAATTGGGACACGTGGCAGTATGAGGATTCAGAGACATCAGCAAAACATTTTAAAGAACTCCTGGATGCAATTCCGGAAAATGAAGAAATTAAGATTTATTTCAACTCGAATGGTGGAAGTGTAGATCAGGGAACAACAATTTACAATATGCTGCAGCAGCATGGATCGTATAAAACTGGAATCGTGATGGGAGGATGCCATTCTATCGCATTTACGATTCTTCAGGCATGTGACAAAAGAATTATGGGACAGGGAACGACGGCCATTATTCACGATATGTGGGAAACCGTTACCGGGAATGCAGCAGATTTAAGAGCGGAAGCGGACAACCTGGATGTGGCAATGGATAGCTGCGTTGCATTGTTCATGCAGCGAGCTACGGTATCGGAAGATGAGCTGCGAGAAATGATGCATAAAACCACAACTCTATCTCCTCAGATGGCCCTGGAATATGGCTTGATTGATGAAATTGGAGTTGCACCAAAGGAAGAAGATCCGGATGTAAAACTGCAGGAAGTAGTGAATGAGAATAAAGTACTCAGGCAGCGGATGAACACCAGGAATGAGCATCAGAAACAACTGGCAAAGTTTTATCAGTTAACTCATAAAAAAGAACCTAAGAAAGAAGACAGCACTGGATGGGGTGCTTTTTTTGACGGTAAAAACAACTAACAAAATACGGTGTCAGATTCTGACACCAGAAAGAAAAGGAGACGAAAACAAAAATGAAAATTGAAGATTTATCACAGGAAGTAAAAGACAAAGTTAAACAGTTACTGGAGGATGCTCCGGCGGATCAGAAAGCGGATGCGATTATGCAGTCAATTGAAATGATCCAGGAAGCAACGCATGCAGAGCTGATCGGGCAGGTTGTAGCAGAAGCAGAAAGAGCAAGCCATGATGCTGAATATAAAAAGCAGCTTGGACTCAGGAATCTTTCACAGGAAGAAAAGAAATTCTATGAAGGATTCAAGGATATCAGACAGTCGATCACAGCAAATCAGATCGATATCATTCCGACAGAGATTATCGACCGAACATTAGATGATGTAAAAAAGGCTTCGCCAATTCTGAAACTGGTAAACATGGCACCAGCAAATGTAAAAAAATGGATTGTTGCATCGCATTCCGGAGCTGCAAGCTGGCATGGACTTACAGAGGCAATATCTGGCGAATTATCTGCGGAAATTTCAGCACTGAACATTGAATTACATACACTCTCTGCATATCTTGTTATCCCAAAAGCAATCAGAGAACTGTCGTTAGAGTTTGTGGATCGCTATTTCATGGCTATCTTGTCAGAAGCTATGCAGGATGGACTGGTAAAAGGATACCTGGATGGTGATGGAAAGAATGCACCGATTGGAATTTTCAGACAGATTGGAACAACGAACAGCGATGCAACGAACAAAGCAAAGACGGTTGTTAACAATATCACAAAATTCAGCCCGAAAGGACTTGCTGAAACGAGAAAAACACTCACAAATGAAGGAAAACGTGTGGTAGACAAACTGTATCTGATCTGTAATCCAGCGGATGAGGCAGAGTATGTAGATCCATGTATGTTCGGAGAAGCACTGACAGGCGGTTATGTAAATAAGTCATTTATTGATATTGAAAAAATCCCGGATGCAAATTGCCCGAAAGGAAAAGCAGCGTTTACGATTGAAGGATACTACACAATGGGTACTACAGGAGTAAGAGTAAATGAATATGATCAGACGAAGGCACTGGAGGATGCAGATCTGATAATCGCCAAATGCTACGCAAACGGACGTGCAGTAGACGACAATGTGGCAGTTATCTTTGATGTGACCAAACTGGAAGAATACGTGCTGCCGGTTACACAGACGGTTATTGAAAAAACTGTATAAGAAGTACGGAAGGCGGGATTGAACAATGAGTGAAGAAGAATTAGACGAACTCGTAGAAGAAATGCGGGATAATTACCAAATCCCGCCATATCATCCAGATTCGGAACTTAAGAATTATGCAAAAGAAGGAGAAATGCACCTGGGAAAATTGAATTCCGGGTGCAGTATCACCGAAGATCTGCTGTATAGATCACTACTGAAAAACTATATGTATTATGCTTTCTATCACAAGACCAGTGAGTTTTTTGAAAATTATGGAAGCATTATAACAACGTGGCAGATGGAAACGGAGGTATAGGCGTGGAATTACCAGAATACACAGATGGAGTAGTAGAATTCTATGAAATCAAAACCGATAATGTGGAAGATTATCCGGAAGAAAAAATCAAAAAGATAGATCTGCCACCGGTTTGGTACAGAGAGTTGTCTATATTCGACACCACCAGGGCAAAACTTTCCTCTCTGAGCGTAGAAGTAACGATGAAAATCAGTATTCCACAATACAGGAGAATTAACAGTGGCTACATTTGCATGATTGATGGAACGCAGCATGAAATCTACAATGCAGCGCATGTGACTACGAAAGACGGCTTTAAAGAAACGGAGCTGACACTTAAGACACCAACGATAGACAGGGAGGTTATTGAAGATGACACAGAAGGAACTGAGTAACCTCTTGCATGATACTGGATGCCCGGTTAATGAAGGAATTACCGTGGATCTGAAAAAAGAAAAAATATTCCCGAGAATTGATTACTGGGAAATCTTATGGGATTATGTCAGAACATCCGGAGGAAGATATGCAGACAAAGTTACAAGACAGATAAGTTTCTATGCAAAAAAACCAAGAGACGAAAAACTACTGAAATTAAGGGAAAAGCTTAATGAAGTAGGAATCTATCCGGTTATTTCGCATGAATACGTAGCTGATGATCGAATATGGCATTCGTATTTTGCGATTGAAACAATTGAGGATGAAATATGAGCAAGGGGATAGAGGTACTTGATGCAGGATTAGATGACTTTGAAAAAATGATAAGAGAATATGCAGAAAAAGCAACTGCAGAAAAAGCACTGGATGCAGTGGAAGCAGGAGCTAAAGAATTCTTAAATGATCTGCTGAAATTACCAAAACCGCGAAGTGAAATAAGCAAACCAGGATACACGCATCTGGTTGATTCATTTGCTTTAAAACGTGAAGAAAATGAGATAAAAGCCGGATGGGGCAAGTATTATGGACCAATGGTAGAGCATGGAACAAAGAAGATGCCAAAGAAAGCACATCTTGTACCATTGTTTGAACAAAACAAGGAAAAATATTATAAGAAAATGACAGAACAAATATTTGGATAGGAGGAAAAAAGATGATCAAAACGAGAAAACCACCAATGAAACAGACGGTCGGAGCACAGTATGTGTGTTTTGGTAGTAATGAAGACGAAGAATTCACTGGTGAATATGAAGAATCAGTTGAAAAGACGGAAGTCGTGAAAACCGTAAAGATGACAGAAAATGCGGAAACGAGTGATACTTATGCATCAGGAAAGGTCTATGATTCGGATACACCGACTAAAAGTATTGATATTGAAGTGGAAGTGGTTGCGTTTCCGGAAGATACTGTTGCAAGAATGAAAGGAGATACGGTTGATGCAGGTGGATTGATCCTTTCAGGAGGAGGCAGTAAAAGACCATTCTTTGCGTATGGAAAGGTTGTAAAACTGCGAAATGGTGGGTATAGGTTTGAGTGGTATCCAAAATGCAAACTTACAGAAAAATCTGATGATATTTCCACATCAGAAGAAAAAGCAAGCGATCAGACGGATACTATTAAGATTAAAGCATATCCATTTGACGAAGCGGGGAATATTGTGGCGAGAGTAGAAAGTGGATCAGCTCCAGAAGGATTGACGGAAGATAAATTCTTTGCAAAGCCAATTCTGACAAAAGAAGGACTGGCCGCAACTATTGCCTAAAGAGGGTAAAAAATGAATGGAAAACTCATAAAATTAACGGATGGCACAAAACTGGATGTAAAAGTAAATTTCCTGACATTATACATGATCCAGAAAGATGGATTGGCAAAATTAATGACTGGAAAAAACGGAAAGATAAGAGAAAACCTTTCTGATGAGGAAAATATGGAAGCAGCTGCAAAGCTAATCCATGTGATTCTCAGATCAAACGGATTGAAAGTGGATGAAGAAGAAGCTATGATGCTCACACCAATGGATCCGGAAGAAATAAGAACATTATTTGATAAATTAAAAAAAAAGGTAGAAGAATATAAAAAAAAAGAGCAGGCGAAGAACTCGTATCCGCAGAAATCGAGGAAGAAAAAGAAGAAGAAATCGAGATAAACTGGGCGGAATACATGGTGTGCGCAAGAAAGATGGGAATGAGTGAAGAAGAATTTTGGAACTCGGATCCCATCTTTTTTAATGAATGCCTGGAAGTATTTACAAATTTAGAAAGGCAGAAAGAAGGTGTAAGTATTGTCGAATGATTTAAAAAGTGTAGGACTGTCGTTTAAAGCGGATGGAGCGGTAGATTTTAAAAAATCTCTGTCGGAAGTAAATAATGCTGTAAATGAGAACAGATCAGCATTTAAGCTTGCAAAATCAGAATGGGATAAGGGAACATCGTCGGCTGAAAAATTGCGGGCAACACAGGAATATCTGCAGAATCAGACGGAAGCTTACACGGCTAAAGTAGATAGATTAACAGAAATCCTGAAAGCACAGGAAAGTGCAGAGACAAGAGATGAAGCGGCTATCTCGAAAACGAGACAACAGCTGGACAATGCGAAAGCATCTTTGAACAATTATAAAAGTGGATTAGAAGATGTAAATAAAAAGCTGGAAAGTGGCGCAGCTACATTAGAGGACTATTCGAAAAAGGTACAAGGCTTTAGCGATAAAACCGGACAGATTGGCAGCAGTCTCAATAAGAATGTTACGGCACCAGTGGCAGCGGCAGCAGGCGGTGTGATGGCTGCCTGGAGTCAAGTTGATGAAGGTATGGATATCATCGTGCAGAAGACAGGAGCTACAGGCGATGCATTGGAAGGAATGCAGAACTCTGCACGGAATATTGCAAAAAGTATTCCTACAGATTTTGAAACAGCGGGATCTGCAGTTGGAGAGGTAAATACTAGATTTCATCTAACTGGAAAAGAGCTGGAAGATCTGTCTACGAAATTTGTGGAGTTCTCATCTCTTAATGATACAGATGTGTCGTCATCCATCGACAGTGTGCAAAAAGCACTAGAAGCATTTGGTTTAGGTGCAGAAGATGCTGGAGCTATGCTGGATACGATGAATAAAGTCGGACAAGATACAGGAATATCTATGGATTCGTTATCTCAATTAATGGTAACGAATGCAGCATCGTTAAAAGAATTGGGAATGTCTGCGGCGGATGCAGCTACATTCTTGGGACAATGCGAAACATCCGGTGTTGATACATCGGCTGTAATGACAGGATTAAAAAAAGCACTTACAAATGCATCGGGAGAAGGGAAGACGATGAAAGAAGCATTGTCAGAACTTCAGAATACAATGTTGAATGCAGAAACATCAGCGGATGCATATAATGCGGCAGTTGATTTGTTCGGCTCAAAAGCGGGTCCGACTCTTGCGGAATTCTGCAAGGATGGGAAATTAAATTTTGAAGATTTGGGAGCATCGTTAGACGATAACCTGGGAAGTGTAGAGAATACCTTTAATGCTACATTAGATCCAGCTGATCAGTTTAAGGTTACGCTTAATCAACTGAAAGATGCTGGATTTGATGTTGGAAATGCATTGGGACCAGTATTGGCGGAATGCTTACAAGTAGTAACACCGATATTGAAAGATTTGATAGAATCGTGGAATTCATTATCGCCAGAAACACAGGAGATGATCATAAAATGTGCATTACTTGCTGCAGCATTAGGACCGGTATTTAGCACAGTCAGTAAAGTGTCGGGAGGAATATCATCGGTGATAAGCGTCGGGGCGAAAGTTGCACCGGTTATGTCAAAAGCAAAGACAGCGTTTGGAGCATTTAACGCAGTTTTAATGGCTAATCCAGTACTTTTGGTTGTGATTGCAGTGACTACATTAATTGCGATTCTAGTGACACTCTACAATAAATGTGAATGGTTCAGAAATGGAGTGAATGCTGTCTTCGGAGGAATCAAAAGTTTTATAGCAGGTGTAGTGGATTCAATCAAAGGATTCTTAAGTTTTGACTGGAAACTTCCTAAAATCAAGCTGCCGCATTTTAAGATAAAAGGTGGATTCAGCTTGACACCACCAAAAACACCTAAGTTTTCGGTTGACTGGTATGCAAAGGGGGGAATCCTGAACAGTCCTACTATATTTGGATCAAATGGTAATAGTCTGATGGGCGGAGGAGAAGCAGGAAAAGAAGCTGTTTTGCCGATAGATCTGTTAAGATCTTATATCCGGGAAGAGAACCAGGGGAACAATGAGGTACTTGCACAGATGATAGCTGAAGCTATGTCAAGAATACCTCTTACGGTCGAAAATAATATCCAATTAGGAGATAAAAAGCTTGCAGATGTATTAGTAGATGCAATCATCAAAAAAATGTCCCAGAGTGTTAAATGGAAGAAAGGAGCCGTTGGAGCATGATCTTGGATGTAGAATATAACAATATGCTTGGTTCGGCTATGGGAGTGTATGCAAAAGAACTTCCGAATATCCCAACAGCCAAAAGAAGAGAAAAAGAAGTAACTATTCCAGGGAGAGATGGAACTATCTTTACATCGTATGGAGATTATGAGTCGATAGAACTTACTATTGATTTCAATTTTATTTGCGATGAAGAAGAATGGGATAAACGGTGGGGAGTTGTGAAAAAATGGCTGTCAGCTCGTTACAGAAGATTGCGACTCAGTACAGATCCGGAGCATTTCTATAAGGTGTCCAAAGTGGAACTTGAAGATGCAGAACATACTACAGCAAGAATTTGCGATTTTAAAGCAAAATTTACAACGGTAGATGGACTTAGATATCTCTTGGAAGGACAAAATGAACATGCAGCTGAAGATGTAAGATATAACCCGTATGAAGTGGCACATCCAATTTATATGATTAACGGAGAGGGCGCATGTGTGCTGACGGTAAACGGAAAAACGATGACAGCGGATGTGGGACAGAATATCACGATAGACACCGATCGGGAGCTTGCCTATCGAAAGGATAAGACACTGAGCAACACGGCGGTATCCGGAAAGTATGATGATCTGTACCTGCAGGAGGGAGAAAACGAGATAACTATAACAGAGGGATTCGATTTGAAGATAATTCCGAACTGGAGGTGCTTATGATACAGGTATATAGTCCGGATAACACAGACTATGAACATAATGGAGATATGACGTTACATCCGGAAGAAGCAACCATTCATGTGATCCTTAATGGAGAATGGACGGCAACCATGGAACATCCGATTGATCCGGAAGGGCGGTGGAAGTACATCGTTGATAATGCGGTGGTGAAAATGCCGTCTTTCAATGGTGATCAACTCTTCCGGATCCACAGCAAAGAGAAGAATGATTCAGGAGTAAGTGTAGAACTTACTCCTATTTTTTTGGATGCAAAAGAGGAGTGCTTTCTGGTCAATGTCAGACCAACCGAGAAGACAGGTCAACAGGCATTAGATATCATGACCGCACCGAATGCAAGATATCATGCGAAATCGGATATTAAGAAGGTGTCAACAGCTTATTACCAGACGAAGAACCTGATCGAAGCGATCAATGGGAATGATGATAATTCATTTATAAATCGCTGGGGCGGGGAGATCTTATATAACGATTACACCGTAACAATTAACGAAAGGGTTGGCGGTGATTATGGAGTCCAGATCCTGTATGGAAAGAACATAGTTCAAGACGGATTCTCTGAAACTATTGATATGTCCGAAGTAGTAACCAGGATTGTACCAAAAGCCTATAACGGATACATGATGCAGGGTGATGAACCGTGGATAGATTCGCCGTTAATTGAAAAATATCCAACAGCGCATTATGGAACTATCACTTTCGAAGATGTGAAAATGCGTGTGGATGCGAGCGAAGATGATGAGGCTAATGGTGCGACTGTCTGTGATACACAGGAACAGCTGGAAGCTGCATTGCGCAAGAAATGTGAAGAACAGTATGAATCGGGTGTAGACAAGCCAAAAGTGACCATAGCAGTAAGCATGGAACTGCTACAGAATACAGAACTATATGCGGATGTGAAGGACCTGGAGAAAGTATCTCTTGGAGATACAGTACATTGTAACCATTCCAAATTGGATATAACATCAGACGCACGTGTGATTGAGTTGGAATGGAATGCTGTGAGGAATGAGATTACATCTGTTACGCTCGGAGAGTTCCAGTATAACTTCCTGAATAATGTTTCTTCCGTAATGAACCGTGTAGAGCAGGCTATAAGAGAAGATGGAACATTAATAGGACAACAGGTGCAGGGTATCATCAATGGAGTAAAAGCACAGATGAAAGCGCAGTCAACCGTAGCGAAAAAGCAGTCTGTAAGAGCCATACTGTTTGAAGATTTGGATCCTAAATCAGCAACATTTGGAGCTATGTGCCTAGGAACGTTAGGGTTCGAAATTGCGTCCAAAAGAACTGAAGATGGAAGAGATTGGGACTGGAGTACATTTGGGACCGGCAGAGGATTTATTGCGGATTTCATTGTCGCCGGAACAATGCTTGCTGATCGCATTAAGGGCGGTACACTGACGCTTGGCGGCGACAACAATACAAATGGAATAGCAAAGGTACTGGATGCGAAAGGGAATGAAATCATAAGACTGGACAAAGCCGGAGTGTACGCTTGGGGAAAATACATATCTGATGGTAAGAAGATGAACAAAAGAGTGACGCTGGAAGAAGGTGTGCTTATGTTCTCCGATAAAGCTGTAAGAAATAATGTTCATATAGATTATGCAAATTATCCGAATGGAGTGGGTCCAATGCTTTCATTTACGATAGGCGGGACGGCGACAGACGTGACAAATGCGAAGACGATATTAAGACTTACGAAAGACTGTACATACATAGACACGCCTAAAATACAGTATGCAAACAAAGAAACTGGTAAAACCGGAAGACTTGAATTCTCTGATGGCACGTACGTAGATGTAACGGCCGGAGGAATAACCGGCGGCCACACAAAGAAAGGTGACTTCTGATGGGATGGACGATAGGAAATTTCATGTTAAGCCAGAGCAAGATGGATGCGAATGCGGTAGAAGTGTATAAATACTTCTCCGCAAAGGGATGGACTCTGAATGCAATAGCTGGAATATGTGGGAATATGCAGTCCGAGTCATGGCTGAATCCGGGAGTATGGCAGAGCCTAAAGGAAGGAAACTATTCCGGAGGATTTGGACTGGTGCAATGGACACCGGCTACGAACTATACGAACTGGGCGAACGCGAATGGATATGGAATCACAAATCCGAATGGACAGCTATACTGGATAGATGCATTATCCGGATCATCCGGGCAATGGATCGCAACATCCGCATATAATCTGTCTTGGAGCGCATTCAAAAAGTCAAGCCAGACACCGGAATGGTTGGCGAGCGCGTTTCTGAAGAACTTCGAACGTGCCGGTGTAGAAGTAGAAGCAACCAGACGATCACAGGCAAGATATTATTATAACTTACTCAGCAAGTATGATACCAATTCGAAAGCTGTTGAGTCAGCTGTCCAGTGGGCGATCAACATAGCGAACGATGATAGTCACGGATATGATCAGACGCATAGAGATGGACCGAACTATGATTGTTCATCCCTCGTATGCTGGGCGTATTATCAAGCAGGCTTGAATACAAGACCAGGATACACACCTGCTACAGGGACGATGTATAATGTCTTTCTTGCGGCCGGATTTGAGAATGTGACGAGCAGTGTTAATCTGACAACCGGTGAAGGCATACAACGCGGAGATGTGCTGCTGAATACGGTTCACCACACTGCGATGTCCATTGGAAATGGACAAGTTGTTAATGCAAGTCAGAATGAGCATGGTGGAGCTACCGGAGGAGCAACAGGTGATCAGACTGGAAAAGAGATCTATGTAAGGAACTATTATAACTATCCTTGGAACTATGTGCTGAGACTGCCAGGAGGAGGCGGTGGAGCAGTAGAACCAGAAGGGGTATATATAGTTAGATGGATTCCAGGATAAGGAGGAAAAAACGAAGTGAATACAATCAAAAGAGATGTGTACGTACTTAGGAATACGATTAAAATACCGATAGAAGTCACGAAAGGGACGGATATGGTAGACATAGAGTTTACAGTAAGGGATTTTGACATTCCTGCTACGGCCGCTGTTGTTGCGTATTCTTATAATAAAAAAATGCAGGATCCTAAACCACAATTGTGTGACGTAATAGATAATGTGATCTCATTCACACCAGGAAGAGAATTTTTCGAAGTGGGGATGAATGAACTTCAGATCAGAGTAATCAATGAGGATAAGGCTTTAATTTCATTTAAAGAAAAAGTAAAATGTTCTGATTCCATGGGCTTTCCAGACGATGAAGAAGAAAAACAGCAGACATTGATAGAACAGATCTTAGCCAATGAAGGAAGGGAAACGAGAGAACGAAAAGCATCGGACGAGCAAGAACGAAATGAACGAATTGTGGCGGATGAGCAAGAACGAAATGAACGAATTGTGGCGGATGAGCAAGAGAGGAATGAGCGCACTACTGCCATTGAAAAAGAAAAAAGCGAGCGTAAACAAGCAGATGCTACAGAAAAGACAGAGCGAAAAGCAGAGATTGATGTTGAACGAAAAAGAATTGATAATTTGACAAAACTTCCGGAAGGATCTACGAAAGGTGATGCTGAACTGGCAGATATACGAGTGGGTGTGGACGGAACGACATACAACACTGCAGGTGAAGCAGTGCGGAAGCAGGTAGGAGACCTAGAAGAAGAGGTAATAGAGCTAGGCAATATAACAGGGGGTGTAGTTGCGAAACTGTCTGAGGATGGCTCGAAAGATAACCATACTATATTGCAAGAAGCAATCGAAACTGCACATAAAAATAATACATTTGTAAGAATCCTGAAAGGCGATTACGTATTCACGGAATCAGTGATCATACCTGATGGATATCACGTTCAGATTATCGGAGCGGATGATGCTTATTCATCTTCTATGAACAGAGAATCGGTTAATGGAGAAAATCATGCCATTCATTCCGGTACCTGCTTGATATATCGCGGAGGATCTCGTTTATTTACACAGAACGATTCCATTGTATATTTTAAAAACCTTATGTTCCTGAATGAACGAAGCGATAAAACCTATATGCAGGATGGACGCGTTATCGGACAGAGCGAACCGAATCATAGCACAAAAGGTAAAGTATACATGGAAAACTGTTGCATTGCCGGATTCCGAAAGGGTATGGGGAATTCGGACACGGATGAACAATGCTGCGTAGTTGCTACAAGAACCCGATGGAGCAGATGCCTTGTAGCGGTAGCGGATAATGTAGATGGGCGGATTGTGGATTGTTCACTCAATAATTGTGATGATGGATTCGTTTTTGCGAATAATTCGGGTGCGACAACAATTACTGATACGCGGATCGAATGGTGTAAAAATCATGGAATTTCAATTTCGGGGGCCGCGCATGATGTCAATATCTCAAGTTGTGAGTTTGATGCAACTGGTGACTCGTCTGTTCACGGTGATGGAGGTACGCATATTAACATTAATGGGAATATATTCCGAAGAAGTGGAAGACTTGTGGATACGGGGTATAATCTCACGCTCTCTAACATTGCCGGATTAACTATAGTAGGAAACACAAGTGTGTACAAATCAACGAGCGATGTTTCAGGCGCACCATCAAAGCCGGACTATTCATATAGTATAACGAATTGCACAGACGTAAAAATGCTTGGAAACGATTGGAGTGGAGCCAAAAATCAGCAGGGAGATCTTTCGGAACAAGATCTTGATAACATTAAACAAGAAATGGAACACCTGAAAGAAAATGTATTGGGCGAAGATGAATTGAGCTCTTCAGATGTATTAGAGATGAATGTAACGAAGGCATCCATAAAATCATCTATGACTCCGAATACAGCTCTTGTGGCATTTCTGACAGATCTTCATATAACCTGTCCAGCAGGTAAGACAGCAGAAGAGATTTCAAAAATGGCAACAAAGATCAGGACCCAGTTGGCTGCATATAATTCTATAGCTGCAGAGTATCCGGTAGATCTCTGCGTATATGGTGGAGATTATATGGATAATTCACCACAAACAAATAAGGATACCGCTACAGAAGCTCTAAAGGCCGTAAGGCTGCTGATTGATCAGACAGAGGGTGCACCGGTCATTGTGGCAAAAGGAAATCATGATGATAACACAATGTATACAGATTATAAGAACGGTTATATCTCGATTGAATCGTTATATAATCTGCTGAGCGGAAAAGATAACCGGTTGGCAGTTCGAAATACGGACCAGATAGAAATGAGCTACGGTTATTACGATATTCCAAATAAGAAGATAAGAGTATTCATACTTAATACGTTGGATCTTCCGACCACATTGGATGAAAGTACAAATAAGCTGGAATATTCGGCTCAGAATGATTCCGGATTCCGCCAGGAACAGATACAGTTTGTGGCAGATAACCTGAAGATAACAGAGGAAGGATGGCAGGTAATGTTTTTTTGTCACCATCCGTTTGTGCCATTTGCAGCATCTGATGCGGAATCTGCAGAAACAACGACACAACCGGGCAAGATGTCTGTAAAAGGAGAAATTGTCCAGAATGAGCACGGAGCACAGGCGATGCTGGATGTGATCGAAGGGTTCAAAAACGGAACCAAAGGAACTGCGACAAATGTAACGCAGGACTTTAATATTTCGGTAGATTACGATTTTACAAAGAATAAATCAAATACAGTAATTGCTTGTATCTACGGACATACGCACGTATATTATCATAAAGAATACAACGGTATACATTACATAGCTACGAGGGCTGTATACGGACATCCGACTTTTAATTTCATATCAACGGGAATTTATTTTGTGATAGATCGAAAGAACCGAAAGCTCAAATTGATAGCCAATGGAGATGGGGATGATTACGAATTTGAATACTAAATTATATATCGAGATTAGAGCAAGACCTTAACGGGTCTTATTTTTATACATTGTAATAAGAGAGGGAAAAAACAGTGAAAGAACTTATGGTACAGACGTATATTCTTGTGCTTCCTATTGTACTTGGATATATTGTATGGCTTCTCAAGAATCAAAAGCGAGATAGGGATGCCAACAGCAAAGGGACAATGCTTCTGCTCCGCGTACAATTGATTGAGTATCATAGCAAATACATGCAGATAGGGCATATCCCGTCTTACGCATATGATAACTTCTGCGAAATGTATGAAGCATATCATGCACTTGGCGGAAATGGAATGATCACAAAAATGAAACAGGAAATTGATGAATTACATATTAAAAGGAAGGGTGAATTAGATGAAAGATTGGAAGAACTGGACAAAATGTGCAGGAATTAGAGCAATCAAGACTGTAGCACAGACTGCAGTAGCAACTATTGGTACAGCGACAGCACTTGGCCAGGTAGATGCAAAACTGGTGGTGTCAGCTTCTGTACTGGCTGGAGTTTTATCATTGTTAACCAGCATTGCCGGATTACCGGAATGTAACACAGAGGGCGAGTAATCGTCCTCTTATTATTTATGTGCGACGTCGCACAGGAAGGAGCAATTATGGCACATTTATTTTTGATCGCCGGACACGGAGCAGGTGACAGCGGAGCCGTTGGATATGGTTACACCGAGGCAGAGAGAGTCCGTGCACTTGCAAGACGAATTGTAGCATACGGAGGAAGCAATGTTACACTTGGAGATACAAGCCGGAACTGGTATGCCGATAAAGGTATTAGCTCACTCAATATTCCAAAAAGCTATCAGATCCTGGAACTGCATATGGACAGCGGAGTGGCTACGGCAAAAGGTGGTCACGTGATCATCAAAGAAGGATATAATCCGGATCAGTATGATACAGCACTTGCTAACTTCATCGGTTCATTCTTCCATGGAAGAGCAAATAAGGTTGTAGGCAGAGCGCATCTTGCAAATGTTAATCGTGCAGCTGCAAAAGGTTACAGCTACAGACTTCTGGAAAATGGATTCATTACAAACCAAGGAGATCTCAACAAGTTCAATTCTCAGATCGACGATCTTGCAAGAGGAATTCTTAAAGCATTCGGAATCGCATCAGCAGCACCAGTAGCACCTGCCAAGAAGGCTGAGCCGACCGACGGAGAGATCAAGACTGGCGGAGTATTCCAGAGCAAGACGGATAAGTTCGGTACAATTTCATACCAGGCTCACATGAGAGGAATCGGATGGGGCAACTGGCAGTCCGATGGTTTAATGGTTGGTTCTACCGGTCAGAACCGTCGGATCGAAGCTTTACACATCCAGCCGGCCGGAGAAACAGATGTTGTTGTCCATATGAAAGGCATCGGCAATAAAGAGTATAAGAATATCACCAAAGACACTCTGATCGGAACCACTGGGCAGAACAGAAGACTGGAAGCTATACGAATCACAGGAAAGGAATCCTTCTACCTCTACCGAGTTCATCAGAAGAGCATCGGTTGGAGTGAATGGGCGAATAACGGCGAATGGGCAGGAACTACAGGAAAAGGACTGCAGATGGAAGCACTGGAGATTAAGAAATCCATGTTCTCCGTCGAACCACACGTACAGAGCAAAGGATGGCTGTCACCAAAAGCCGCAGAGAATGTGATCGGTATCACTGGTCACGCATTACGTTTGGAGGCACTCCGGATCAATCCATACGGAAAAACGATTAAAGCAAAAGCTCACATCCAGAGCAAAGGTTGGGTAGATTACGGCACGATCACCAAAGATACGATCATCGGAACCGTAGGTGAAAAGAAACGTATCGAATGTTTATGCTTTGAAGGTGACTTTGAATATCGTGTTCATATCCAGAGTTCCGGATGGACAGATTGGACAAAAGCAGACGGTGTAGCAACCCTCGGAACCGTAGGCCAGGAACTTAGAATTGAGGCTATTCAGTTTAGATAATTTAAAAAAACTGGAAGAATATTCCAGAACTATTTTGCTGGAAAATATTGTATCCTTATTATATTATAAGGATGTGATACATATGAAAGAATTTTCAAAAAACCTCAAAAAACTAAGAAATGAAAAAAGGAATGTCACAGAAAGTTCTTGCTGATCAGCTGCATGTGGAACGCTCGACGGTCGCCGGTTGGGAAACTAAAGACAGAGTGCCGGATGCAGAGATACTGATCAGACTGGCAGCAGTATTAGGGACTACAGTAGATAATTTACTTAAGAAATAAAAAACAATTTGTCCCACGAGTGTCCCATACGGAGAATTTGAGTAAAAGAAAAAGCCGGAAACCCTTGAGTTTCCGGCTTTCTTACGATTAAGTTCAATGCGGATAGTGGGACTTGAACCCACACGAAGTCACCTCCGCAAGATTTTGAGT